TCTTGTTAATCCAATCAGCTAGTTCTGCATTATCAACACCTATACATTCGAAGTCTGCCGCCTCAGCTTTTGCATGTTGACTATTAACTGAGCTGCCTATTTTTAGGCAAAGCTGCTCGCTACGGAATCCTGACGTTACCTTTACTCTGCCAAAGTGATCACGCACCGGTTGCAGTATATTTTCACATAATGCTTTTAATTTTTCTATTTGTCCAGAATTAGGATTGTTGTTAATATCTAATCTAACTGCTGTATCTGATTTAATTAATTCTTGTAAACTAAAATTACGTGTCAATTCCATAATTACTCCAATATTAATTTTTTAATTGATTTCGATCCGTCTACGTTTGACTCAAGCTCGGCCATCGACTTTATACACTGGTAAACAACATTATTATTTTTATTTGATCTCATCGCAACCCGCTTTCCTTTCAGGCACATTGACATTGAGGGTTTACCTGATTCAGGATCAATTTGAATTCTGTGTTCTTTGATCTCTCCATTAACAATCATAAGTAGGGCTACAATCAACTCCATTAATGACCTCCGTTTTCTCTTACCTTATCTTTTAATTGTTCAATATCACCTAATGCTTTTTCTAATTGTGAGCTAAGAAATTCTATATTAACTTTGTTTGTCATATTCATCTCTTGAGTTTTCTCCATTTTCTCTACGGACTTATAAAGATCCTCAATTAAAAAATGTTGCTCCTGATCCGTAGGGACTTGCTCAGACTTCTTTAACAAATCATTTTCAAACAACTCACGTGATGTCTCTAACGATACCAGCCTCGCAGTCAGCTCCGTATAAGCGAACACGCCCATTCCTACGAGTACGATCAGACTAGCAACCGTCTTCATCGGCATCTGCACACGTGCCTCTTCTCCGATGTTGAGTGGTCTATTGGACACCAGGTCCTCCACACAAAGCTAAAGTAACTAACATCACAATTAGTAAACCTGTGAAATAATAGTTCATCCTCTGATACTCCATAATTATTTCTTTTTCTTTTTTTTGTTTAAGAATATATTATCAATCCATCCTGCTGCTTTGTCTAGTGCACCAAAAAAATTATATATAAATTTATCAATCATTTTTATTACTATCGTTTTCAAAGGATAAATCATGGGCATATTCCTTATATTTTTCGTAAGTTCTTTTATCTTTTTCTTCTTTTTCATACATTTTTTGTTCTTCTTTGTAACCATCCATTAATAAATCACTTACTGATTTTTCTTTTTCTTGCATTTCATAAAACATTTTATCACTGTCTTCTGTGACCATGTTATTATCTTCTGCATCCCAATATGTAGTTTGAACTTTAAAGTCTGGCCAACTGTTATCAGTAGTATAACTATTAATGTGCCACAAAATACGATTATTAGGCTGAGCTGCATAATTGCCGTTAGAAAGCTCCAATATATGTGCACACTTATGTTCTTGAGGAATTTCACTATGCTCCGTATCCAAGATATTAACGTCTGGGTGTGCCCAGTCAATTGTGAATAAATATTTGCCATGATAAAATTTTTTATCTAGTCCTAAATATTTACCTGCTACACCATCCAGCCAATCAAAGCAAGTAACACTAGGCCAATAACTAAAACTGTTCCACAGTTCCAACTCGTGCGTCTGCATATCCGGCACATCGGCTCTATCATACGATTTTTGGAAAAACGCTGAGATAGGCAAACGCCAATAGCATGCACCATTTGGTAACATGATATTGAATAAGATTGCACGCCCAGAAATAGATGTAATGGCGAAGATAACACAGTCTTCACTTTCTCCCATATGTTCTTTAAGATCATAAAGATACTCCTTTCTTATTTTACAGTATATTGGAGGGATGTTTGAATTGAGATAAGCCATGTTTATATTTTTCTCTCCAATAATTTTTTCTTTCTAAAATTCTAATTCTTTTTTCTAAATCATTGTATCCAAATAATTTTTTAAGTAAATCTTTTAGCATTTCCATCTTCGTCTCGCTTGTCTTATTCTTGAATTAGGGTCATTTCTTGTTTTAGCAGAAGATCTTTTTAATTGTCCTAATGATCTTGCACAATATGATTTTCTACGATTAGCAGCTTTTGATCCTTTTTTAACTTTACCTGTTACTGCAGTTTTAAGTTTTGATCCAGGATTAGCTCTTCTATAAGCAGCTACTCCAGCCTCAGTCATCCCTGCACCTTTTTCAGTAGGTCTATAGTTTTTTTTATTTCTAGGTGGCATGCCACCTTTTTTTAATTGAATTATATCTGCGTAATAATCTAAATCCATCTTACGTAAATGTAATTGTTACTCCACCTGTTCCTGCAATAGTTGCATGAATACCATCTTCAAATAAGATACCATTACCAGGTAAATACATATCTAAACCTTCTTCTCCAAATAAATATGTTGCAATAATATCTCCTGTAGCACCACCACTTCTAAATATGATTGAACCACTTGCACTATTACCTTTACCTTGAATAGAAGTTAATCTTGTTCTATTTGTTTTACCTGTTCCACCAACGGCTACCATTTGAGCTGTAGCTGTTGCATGTGCAACCGACTGATCTGATGAAAAACTTGAGCCACCCATTATCCGTTACTCCCTGTTAAATTAGGACCAGAATATTTATCTGTTAACAATGTATAAGCTGTAACTTTAGTTTTTGTTTTACAAAAAACTCCTTTGGGAAATAAAATACCATCGTCTGGAAAAGAAAAATTAACTAAATCTCCAGAAGGAACGTCTGCAATAAACATAGTATCTCCTGTATTTGAAGTTGTTGTTAGTTCTAAAAGACCAGCTCCAGTGCCATCACTTGCAACAATGATTCCTTTAAGTCTTATTGGTTGTGAAATAATTGCGGCTGCTCCTGCAGCAGCAATTGATCTTGTAGCTTGTATATCGCCTTTAAACATAAATCTCCTAGTTCGTGGCTCCCGAAGGAGCCACTAATTATTTATTACGCTGCAAATGCAAATGCACCAGTAACAGCTGCCGCTGCACCAGTCATTTCAGATGCAATGTGCCATGTACCGTCTTCAAAACACATAAAAGCAATTTTGCTTCCAGTTGTAAAACAGTTTGTTGCTGCATCAGCTGGAGTAAAAACTAATTTAGTCTCACCTGCTGTAGAAGTATCAAAAGTTACTTCATTAGCTGCTCTTGATTCAATTAATGAACTAGTAGCCCAAACGTCAGAACCTGCTGCATCAAAAGTTAATACTGCTGTTCCACCTGCTGTATCTTTAGATTGAACATAAACTGCAATTGCACCTTTTGTTGCTGCTGGTAATGCAACAGTACAAGCTGCAGCACCTGTATAATTAACGACTGCAATTATTCCATCTGCGATAGAAATATTTGTTGCTGTTGCTGTGTCAGCTAAAAGTAAACCTGTAAGATCAGGCATACCTGAACTCATTCTTGTTGTGATTGCACCTGTTGATGCATTTTTTGTAGCCATTTGAAAGCCACCTTCAGAACGTACTGGTCCTGAAAAAGTAGTTGATGCCATAATTTTCTCCTTTGTATAGCGTTCGTTATGTAGTCTCTATACCGTCTGCCTAGTCAGTCTACATAATAATTATTTTTCTAGGTATTTTTATTATACACAAAAAAAGGGGCAGTGTGAACACCGCCCCTTTTAAGTAATACTAATTGTGTTATTTATTAACTAGTTGGTAGATTTCCGTTACCAAATATTGCTCTAGGATCTGAGAATCCAAAAGAATATCTTTCTCTAGCTTTAAATCTTACGTTACCAGTATCGAAGTCACCTTCAATCGCAGTTTTGATTGGTGATCTAACGAAATGTTTTAATCCATTAGGTACATCAGTCATTAGGTAGTACGAGTCAGTATCAGTTAAGAAATTATTAACTGAGTATCCTTCTGGTACCATACCCATTGAAGCGATTGCGTTGATATCGTTATCAGCTGTTCCAACTCTTTGAGGAGTTTTCATCAATCTCTCAGCAGTGAATTGTAATTCTTTTGGAATTATCATCTTTCTACCTTGAGTAGCGATTCTTAGACCTCTTTCGTCTACGAATCCAGCGATGTCGATTAACGACTGCTCTAGTGAAGTTTCGTTAAGATCTGCTGCTACTGCTAGTACATTTGAGAATGTACCACCTGTTGCTAATGGGTGAGCGTTAGAAATTAACGGTACCCCGTCTCCACCAGTCACAGCAGTAAACTGTGCTTGGTTAAGTACGTTAGCAGCTTTAACTTGCTTCGTATTTGACATAGATCTTGCAAGAGCTCTTGTGTATCTTGCAGCTAATCTGTCAT